AAAAACTTAAAGAAGTTTATGATAAAAAAACAAAAACAAATGTATTTCAAACGAAAAAGATTATCTCAGAAAACCCCTCTAGGTATACACCATCCAATAGGGGAGTTAGTGACGCACTTTTAAATAAACACAAAACTAGAGAAGCACTTTTAAATAAACACAAAACTAGAGAAGAAGGTGGTAGATTATCAGTCAGTGATGTAGAAATGCTTATGGATGCTATGCCAAAATATAATGTTGGTGGTCATAGTGTTATGGGTTCACCTATATCTGTTGATGCCGATGGCGAAACTTTAACGAATCCCTCTGCAAAAGGTTATTACAAAGGTATGTTGGTAGAGGACTGATTATGGATGTAAAAAAAAATTCTTTAATTATGGCTTCTAATGGTGAGCTAATTCCTTATAGAGATTTTAAGCAAAAAAAATTAGAACAAAATATAAAGCAAGGTCAAAAAGATCCATTTGGAATTAAGGCTAAAAACAAACCTCCAGGTGATTTAATTGATAGAAAAAAAGGTGTTTTTGAACTAAAAAAACTAGAACAAAAATATTCAAGGGCAGTTGATGATGTTAATGCTGCATTTAAAAGGAAAAGAGCAAAAGATCAATTGTTTATGGAAAGATTGGATAGACTTGATAGAAGAGATTATCTTAGAATGAAAAAAAAAGTGGGTAATGTACTTTCTAAAGCAGGTAAAGCTTTACCATCAGTATTAAGTGCCGCAACTACTCTTTTCGCTCCAAGCGAGCTTGGATCAGCAGATCTTGAAAACATGGAGAGAAAAAAATATGGTGGCTCTATAGGCGTGAAAATGGCAAAGGGTGGCTTTAAAAAGAAAACACCAATTTATTAGGATAAGTTATGGATGTAAAAAAAAATTCTTTAATCATGGCTTCTAATGGTGATTTAATTCCTTATAGCGAATTTAAAAAAAAAAAATTAGAACAAAATTTTGAAAAAGGAAAAGAAAAATTTTTTAAAGATACTGAAAAAGAAGTATCAAAAATTAAAGGAACACAAAATGAAAAATTTGAAAGAGCTAGCACAATTCAAAAAGATAAAAAGGCTCTAAAAGGTCCAAAAGGTAGAGATATTCTTAAAAATGTTGACCCCAAAACATATGCTGATGAATTTAAACCAAAAAAACCTTTTAAACCTTCACTTACTTTACGAGCAGCTAGAGCATTTCCAAAAGTAGGTATTCCCGGAGCAATTGTTGGCTTAGGTCTTTTAGGCTACGAGGCTTATCAGGGATATAAGTCAGGTAAAAAATATTTGGAAGAGAAAAAAAATAAAAAAAGTATAGGTGGTTTGGCTGTAAAAGGCTTTAAAAAGAAAACACCAATTTATTAGGGTAAATTATGGCTACATCAGGAACAACTACATTTGATCTTAATATAGATGATGTTATTCAAGAAGGTTTTGAGAGATGTAATCTTAAAGCAAATAGTGGTTATGACTTAAAGTCTGCTCGTAGAAGTTTAAATATACTTTTTAGTGAATGGGGAAATAGAGGAGTTCATTTATGGAAAGTTGCTTCGTATAGTCAATCTTTGACGGCCGGAACATCTGAATACACAACTCAAACAGGCACCAATGATGTTTTAGAGGCTTATATAAGTACTTCATCAGGAACGACTTCTTCTACTACAGATGTTTCTTTAACAAAGATTAGTAGAAGTGATTATGCTGCATTACCTAATAAGGGATCTAGAGGGCAACCTTCTCAATATTATGTAGCGCGTGAAAGTGCTCCTAAAATAATATTATATCAAACTCCAGATGCTTCTACTTATACCCATTTAAAATATTTTTATTTAAAGAGAATTGAAGATGTAGGTGCATACACAAACACACCTGATATAGTTTTTAGATTTATACCATGCATGGCTGCTGGTCTAGCATATTATTTGTCAATGAAGTATAATCCAAAATTGGTAGAACAAAATAAATTAATTTATGAGGACGAGTTATCAAGGGCATTGAATGAAGATGGACAAAGAACATCTGTATACATAACCCCACAAACTTATTATCCTCAACAATAGGAGTTTTAAATGAAAGGACTAAGATTAATTAAATTACAAAATGGTGGGGATGCTGGTTTTGAGCAATTACAAAGTCAGATGCCTGAATCCATAAGAGCTACAATGTCTAATTACTATTCAAGATTAGGTACACCCGAAAAACAAGCTAGGTTTATGAAAAGAGCCAATAAACAAAAAGTGGCATTTCAAAATATGCCTGAAAACCAACGTACTGCATACAAGGCTCATATAGAACAAAAATATGCAAACCCAACAGATGCTCAATTTTCTCAACTAGATAAAGATTTAAGTTCTGATAAAAAATGGAATCCTACTTATAGTTATCTTGGAGCAACCAGTTCAACTCCATCAGCAACAGCAACATTAGGCCCGGTAAGAACCAGTGGTTATTATAGGGATTTATCTAAAGAGATTGGCGAAGCAAAAACTAAATTATCTGGGCTAACACTAGATGAAACAGAACAAAAAACAAGGAAGCTTTATAACTATGTACCACCTAATCCAGGTATAGGTCCTACTGGTCCAACTAAAATAGTAAAAGAATTACCAAAAGGGGCTAGACAAACTGATATGGGTTATGGCCGAAAGGTTTGGGTAGCTTCCGATCCAGGAAATCGGAATTATATGCAGTCCCCACAAGAACGAGGTTACTACAGCCCTGCTGGAGATGAAAAATACACAGTTACTACAACAAGAGCTCAAAGAGTAGGAGATGCCGATTATGACAAGCAAATGGGTGTCATAGGAAGACTTGAGAAAAGACACAAATTTAGACATATGCCTCAATATGAAACACCTAATTTAACAAGTACAAATGTTTATCAAAAATTAGGTATGGGAGCAAGTAAAGGTAAACTTGTAAAAAAACTTAAACAAGGTGGTCGTGCTTCAATAAGAGGTACTAGATTTACAGGAGTATTTTAATGCCTTTTGCACGTGGTAAATATGCTCAGGCAATATCAGATCGGTCTGGTATGGCTTTTCCTTATAATGAAATGGTAAAAGAATGGAATGGTTCCTTTGTGCATAAATCTGAGTTTGAAGCAAAACACCCTCAAATAAGACGTAAACATATTAAAGCTGATGCAATAGCTTTAGCAAATGCTAGACCACGAGGTCCTGATAACACAGGTCTTTTTTTACTGTATATAACAAATGGTTTATTTAATAATCCTGGAATGCGCCCACAAGACGGTGAAGGTGTTTTAGGTACGGAACTAGAAAGCTTTAGTGCTACAGTTTCAGTTGGTAATGTCACAATAGGTATATCATGAGTATTACGCACGCTAACTTTTTAACTCAAATTAGAAATTACACAGAAGTGGATTCAAATGTCTTATCAGATACAATATTAGATCAGTTTATTCGTAACATTGAATTAGATATAGCTGGAAAAGTTGATTATGACGATCTAAGAAAATATTCCACAACAGCCACTATTCAATCACAAAGGTATTTAAGTATGCCTTCTGATTTAATTTATCTTAGATCCGTTCAAATAACCAATTCGGGAAGTAGAACTTTTTTAGAAAAGAAAGATACTAGTTTTATGGCTGAGTATAATCCAGGAGATGCTACAGGCACACCTAAGTATTATGCTAACTGGGATGATCAAAATATTGTATTAGCTCCGGTTCCTGATGCGGCTTACACAATTCAAATTAATTTTGTAATTGATCCACCTCATTTTACATCAACAAATGCAACTTTTTTATCAACTTATCACGAGTCTTTGCTTTTGCATGGTGTGTTAACTGAATGTTTTAGTTACTTAAAAGGACCTCAGGATATGTACAATTTATATAAAGGTAAGTATACTGAAGAATTACAAGGTTTTGCAATGCAACAAATGGGTCAAAGACGAAGAGGACAATATGAAGATGGTGTTCCAAGAATACAAATTGAGGCATCTTCAGCTTAAAAAAAGAAAGTTCCTATTAGCTAGGGAGTTGATAGAGTCTATTTATAAGGTTATACTCTATATAATAAAAACTAACTATGGAAGCATAATATGGCTATAACAACAAGCGTAATCTGTAATTCTTTTAAAAAACAACTTTTTGAAGGAACACATAATTTTAAGTCATCAGGTGGTAATAGTTTTAAATTAGCTCTTTACACGAATAGTGCAGTATTAGGTAAATCAACAACAAGTTATACTACGGATGCTCAAATATCCAACACAGGTCAATACACAGCTGGTGGAGGTGCTTTAGCTAATGGAGGCACTTCAGTTGCTACAAATGTAGCTATTGTGGATTTTGCCGATAGATCTTTTACCGGAGTAACTTTAACAGCCAGAGGAGCTTTAATTTATAATGACACAGCAAGCGGGGATCCTGCTGTTTGTGTTTTAAACTTTGGTGGTGACAAAACGGCTACATCTGGAACATTTACTATACAGTTTCCTGCTTTTACAACTGCTGCAGCTATCCTAAGAATAACATAGGCTAAGAAGTGTCTGATGGATGGGGACAACTAACCTGGGGGCAAGGCCTTTGGGGCGAGCAGAATGATGCTTTAATTCCAGTTTCTGGTTTAGCTACAGCATCTTCTTTAGGTGCAGTTGATGCGGTAAGCGTTATTCATGTAATTGGTTCTATTGCACCAAGTGCTATAGCGTCTTCTCAAGGAAGTATCACGACTACTGGAACAGCTGTAATTACTCAAACAGGATTAAGCGGTGCTCTATCTTTAGGTCCTTGGGGCTTTAGTAATGACACTTATGAAACTGTGTCAGGTCTACCTTTGGCATCAAGTTTAGGAAGTGTTACTAGTTATGCTGATGTAAATATTGCACAGACGGGCTTTTCTTTAACCAGTTCATTAGGTAGTATTAATCTAGTTAATTGGCAAGAAGTTAGTGTAGGTACTTCTGTCACTTGGACAGAGGTTGATAGAGCGGCTTAAATGCTTTATAATGTGAATTAAAAAGGAATTCTATGGCTTCAACATACTCAACGAGTTTAAAATTAGAACTTCAAGCCACTGGTGAAAATAGTGGAACTTGGGGCACAAAGACAAATACTAACTTACAACTTGTAGAACAAGCGGTTGGAGGGTACGAAGCTATTTCAATTGCTGGCGGAGCGGGAACAACTGCTTTAGCTATGACAGATGGTGCTGCTTCAAATGCACGAAACATGGTCATCAAGCTTACAGGATCAATTACAGGAAATAGAATTGTTACGGTTCCTAATAGTATTGAAAAATTTTATATTGTATCTAATGGAACAACAGGTGGTTACACAGTACAGTTTAAAACTGTAGGTGGGACGGGTTATACTTTTGCTACAACTGATAAAAGTTGTAGAGTTTTATTTTCTGATGGCACAAATGTTGTTGATACAGGTATAATTAATACAACTTCATTAGACACACTTACAAATAAAACACTTACTAGCCCAACTATTAATGGTGCAACTACTACGGGTGCTATTGCTAATTCGGCTACTATAGCAGGTGGAACTGTAAGTGCAGTAACTTTAACTAAACCAAAAATTGCAGATGCAGGTTTTATTGCAGATGCTAATGGTAATGAACAAATAATATTTCAAACAACAACTAGTGCAGTTAATGAAGTTGAATTAACTAATGCTGCCACAGGAAGTGATCCTGGGTTAGCTGCTACGGGAGGAGATAGTAATGTTGGACTTGCTTTCACTGCTAAAGGTACTGGTCGTTTTAAGTTTAATGACGCTGTTTATATTCCTGAACAAGCCTTGAGTGACGGTGCAAACATAGATTGGGACTTACAAGCAAAACCAGTAGCTAAAGTAACTTTAGCTGGTAATAGAACTATGAACAATGCGACTAATGGTATTACAGGGCAATTTGTTAGTCTATTAGTAATTCAAGACGGTACAGGAAGTAGGACTGTTTCTTGGGCGTCTAATTATGAATTTGCATCTGATACCGCCCCGACTTTAACGACAACGGCGGCTAAAGGGGATTTCTTTGTTTTTTATTATAATGGTGCAAAATTTGTTGAAGTAGGTAGAAATCTAGCGTTAACGCTTAGTTAGGAGTTTTTATGTGGGCATTAGTTAAAGCAGATCAAGTTATAAGAGTTTTTAATGGAGCTAAGGCTTTTGAACATAATGATATTAAACATCCGGCATCTATTTTTAATTGTTGGAGCACAGAAGAAAAAGCAGCTATTGGTTTATACCCAATAGTAGACGACAACAGTAATTATAAAAATACTGATTATTATAACAATAAAGGGGAAACCTTTACCTTTGATTCTTCAAAAAAAATTGTTAAAAAAACATGGGGCACTGCAAAAAGTAAAAGTTTAACTGATGTTAAAGTTGTAGACGCTAAAGGAGAAAAAGTTTTAGATTCAGATGGGAATCAAATGATACAAAAGGGCCTTAAAACTTTAAAAAAAGAACAAGTAAAAAATGAAGCCAGTTCTTTGCTAGAACCTACTGACTGGTATGTTATTAAAGCTACAGAGTTGTCTGATTACACGGTGCCTAGTAGCATTACAAAATATAGAGCGGCTATAAGAACTAAGAGTAATGCAATGGAAACTGCAATAGATAATGCCTCAGATGCGGATGCTTTAG